AATAGCAACCTATCCCCTAAAACAGGAACTCCAGGAGTTTTAGATATTACTAACACCGCAGGATCAACATTAGGAAACTGGCAATCTTTCACATTTGTATGTGTTGTAGGAACTGTAACTATAGATGGAGAAGTTTTTCCAATAGGGACGTATACTTTCTCTAATAATAATGGAACACTAAATAGTATAAGTTACGATGCATCTACATCTACAGATTGTAAAATTATATTTGTAGCTTAGCAATGGCAAGAACAGAAGCACATATTAAAATAGCTACGGGCGGTGGAGGCGGTGCAAATTTAACTACTCTTACAACTGGTCAGACCACTTCTTTTGCAACTGGCGATGATGCAAGCGTACCCTACGGTAGAGAAGCTAATTTTTTAACACTTGCAGCAAATAGTCCAGCGGGTAATACTTTCAGATTTACAGATACTTTATTAGGCCAAACATTTTCGAGTGGAGTTGCTATTGATTGGGCGTATAGGGATGATGTTAATGAGTTGGTTGTAGGTTGGCAAATTGGAGATAACGGCTCTAACGTTAATTGGGAGGATGCAATAGACTATTGCCTGTCTTTAATATTGGACACTTATACAGATTGGAATTTACCAAATAGTAATTTAATAGATACTCTTAAATCTACTATATATAGTAGAACCTTAAACTACACTCCTTTTTCAGTTACGGGAAATGTTTCGTTTTGGAGTTCCTCAACTTTAGAAGGTGTCTTAACAACATACGCCGCAAATTTACCTAATAGATTATACGGAACGCTTGGAGCGGTTTCTAAAACCTCAACTAGTGGAATGAGAGCAAAAGCTTATCGAGTTTATACATACGCAGAACTTGGACTTTAAAAACAAAAAAAATGACTTATAAATTCCCACAATTTCAAGTAGAAATAACCGATCCAGTAGTAACGGCAGATATTAACACAATCAGAGTACAACCAGATGCAATGCAGATTTCTGTAAGCATAAAGCTAGAAACTGCAAATGCTTCACTCTATGGAGTTCTATTAGATCAAATCAACGTAGTAGATTTAACGTATGAAAGTTATGAAAATCTTATGCTTAGAGTAATGTCAAGGCTAAACGATTTTGTCATTAACATTTAATACTTTTTAAAGATGGCAAGAACAGAAGCACAATTAGCACAATTAACAGCTAACCCAACATCATTGTATGTAGGCTTATCTGATAGCGCTATTTTAACGGGAGCAGGTGAACAAAGTTTATTACCAGCTACAGGCCAAGGTTCTTTAACTGTTCCAGCAAATGCATTTAAAGTTGGAGATAGCTATTGTCTTGTAATGGCTGGAGAAATATTATTAGGAGATAAGGATGATGATTTTACTCTTAAAGTATATCAAAATGGTACAGTCTTAGGAGATATAACAGTAAAGCTTGAAGACATAACTGTTGCAGGTATAAGTTTTTGGGAAGTAGAAGTAGACTTCACTATTAGAGCAATAGGTGCTACTGGTTCAATGTGTACTAACCTTGATTTTACTTTTAATAAAAACATTACAAAAGATTTTAAAGGAAGTAGACATGTTACAATTACCACATTAGATACAACAACAACAAGTGCTTTATCTGTTACAGGACAAGTAGTTGGAGGAAATGGTTCTTCATTAGTAACTAACATGATGATTTTACATAGAGTATTTTCAGGCACATAGTTAATTATAAAAAGGTAAAAAAATAAAGATGGACTACACAGGAATAACATTTGGACTTGACGTTTTAATCTCAGTTATATTTGGAGCTGGTGGAGCATTGGCAGTCTGGTTCAAAATGAAGGGGAAACAAGATATTCAATCCGTTGAAATTGCTGGATTAAAATCTGACCTGGAGGACTTGAAAGAGGAGAAAAAAGAAAGCCATAACCAGATTTACAATCGTATTGATAGCTTAAAAGTTGTAGTTGAAAAAAATAGAGAAAATTCTGACAACGGAATCAATGCTATGACTGCAAATATGAACGCTATGGAGTTGAGGATTATTAAGGCTATTCACGATATTAAAAACTAAACAACATGATTATGAAAATTTGGAAAAACATCGTATGGTTCTTTACAGAAATAATGAACCTTTGGTCTGATGAGCCTTCATACTTCTCTAAGAAAAGAGTTGAATCAAGTATTGCATTTATAATTGCACAAGTAGGAATGATTACATATCTATTTACTCGAATAGGTACAATGGATATCTATGAGCTTCTTATGTGGGCAGGGGCAGAGTTTCTTATTGCAGGATACTCAATTAGTCAGATACAGCGAGAGAAGAAAAGCAAAAACGATACACCGTCTAAACCTCTTGGATAGATTTAGTATATTTGTCTTATGAATAGACTACTTATATTTCTAGTTTTAGCTTTAGGAATGGCTTCTTGTTCAGCTCCCAAACTGTATCAGCAAGGTCTTAATAAAATTGAAAGAGCAATTGAAAAAGACTCGACTCTAGCATTTCCTAAAGATACACTCTATCTAATTGAGTATGATACTATTCCCGGAATTGATGGGACTGACTCTATAATAATTCAGAAGGAAACAATTAAGATCCCTTGTGATTTTAATGTAAGTGAGTTCAAAGAATTGCAAGCTGCTAAAACTCGTAGAGAGTTAAGATTTGAACGGTTAAGAAACAGAGACTCTTTAAGGCATAATGCTAAGATGTACAAGCTTGAAACTGATCGTTTAGAGGATTCATTGAAATACGCAAAGAAAGCCAACAGGGAGCTTACAAGGCAGTTGAATGATGCTAATGATATGGCTAAAAGATTAGCTAAAGAAAAAACAAAGCAGATGAAAGGTGGTTGGTTCACCCGACAGATGGGTAAGATATGGTGGCTGTTATTAATACTTGGACTGATAGCGGGGTTCGTTCTCAGAAGCTATATTCCTTCAATACCAAACATTTTTAAAAGAAACGGAACATGAGTGTAATTGTAAAAAGAGGGGATTACGGTCCTCACGTAATAGAGATTCAAAAAGGGTTAAAGAAAGTTGGTCTATGGCCTTCATACATTCCTTACTCTCAAAACTTTGGCCCTACTACTGATAGAATCATTCGTCATTTCCAGAAGATTAATGGATTGGTAGTTGATGGAAAGGTTGGTAAATCTACCTTATCTCGACTTGGAGTTCATGTAGTTCAGCCTAAATCTGGATTCGATGAGAAATACAAAGGGGTAACTATAATGGGATCTCATTTCCCTGACAAACCAATCAGTTGGAAAACTCGAGTTAGATTAAACTCTGAGATGACTAACGAGTATCTTCCTGCAATGGAAGAGGTAATGGTTGGTATGCCCGAAGGATTTAAGTTACTGATCACAATCATGGCATACAAGGAAGGATTCCGTAAAGGGACTCGTTCTTATCGATACAACAATCCGGGTAACATTGGGAATACTGATTCAGGAGCTAATGCTTACCAGAAGTCATTACTCGCAGGTGTACGTTTACAGAAGGAGTATGTTGAGTCAATTGTAAATGGAACTCATCGAGCTTACCCTATGGGGAGGAGAAAGGTAATCAAGCCTTACTTCAGCAAGGAGATTGCAAAGCATACTAAACTATATGGGATGAGTCCATACGTTCCTGGGTATAATTTTAAATTCACTGGACAATTGGATCAGTTTGTAAAGATATATTCTACAGGAGCTCGTGCAGGTAACGGATATGTAAACATGATTATCTCTTACTTCGAGAAGAATGGCATTCACATCACTCCTCAGAGCAAGATTCAAGATATCATTAACATGGTTTAGCAATGGCAGCATCAGGTAAAAACCCAAAGAAACGTAACAGTCTAGCTGGTTCCAAAAAAGGAACTAGCAAGTCTGCTCGTCGTTTACAAAAATCTCCCTCTGCTCGCGCTAAGAAGAAGGCTTACGATACAGAGTATCATAAGTCAGAAGCTCGTAAGAAGTACCGTGCAAAGCTAAATAAAGCTAATCGTGAGAAGCCCAACAAGAAAGGTGAGGATAAGTCTCACACTAAGTCTGGAAAGCTCGTCAATGAGAAGCAATCTAAGAACCGTGGACGTAACGGTAAAGGCAAGAAGTCATCTAAGAAATAAGCATAACTATTTTTTGTTTAAATATATTTGGTTATCTTTACCGATAGTTAACTATATTTTATGGAACAAGAAACCAACCTTGAAAACCTTAGTACTGATGAGATAAAAGCGCTCAAAAAGAAAAGGGTGTCATTCATGAGTGAGTCGTTAAAGGATTTGCGAATCCAAGACGAGTATTCACGACTTAAAGCCAATATCTCAGAGAACACTTTGAGGGACACTATGGCTAAGATGAAATTAGCAACCTTAAAAGCGCCAGCGCCTAAAGAAGAGGAGGGTGAGAAAGTTCCCGAAAAATCTAAAGGATGAGCATCAAAGTAACAACCGTAGATAGGTTGGTGTCAATGTCTTTGCACGATATAGTGCGATGGCAAATATCCAATCATTGTTTCGCGGAAAACATAAAGACAAGCCCTAACGAGCTTAAAACTTTAGCACTCTTAAGTGAGTGGGGAGAGATAAACTTCTCAGACTTTTGTCAGCAAGTATCTGATAAGGGTATTTATAGCAATCCTCAAACTGTAAGAAACTTCATTTTGAAGTGTATCAAGTCTAAGCTAGTTGTCCGAAAGGGTAAAGGCTTAAAGGTTATTGAGATGAGCGATGAGATAGAGATTCTGTCGGAAGGGAACATTGTAATTAACATGAAGATATACCATGCTGAAAAGCAAGAAAGCAAAGGAACTACTACCTAAGACTGCGGAACAATGCAAAGTCTCTGAGGAACTAGCTACCGATGTGGTAAGCTTCTATTACACAAAGCTACGCAAACAGTTGGAGTCACTCGAAGAATCTCGTATAGGGGTTCCGGTGCTAGGGACATTTGTGGTTAGCAAGACAAAGCTTAAAAGGTCTGTTGATAAACTTACGGGAATCTTATCAGATGATTCTCCAGAAAGTTTTAAGAAGATCAAGAAGTATAAACTGACTGAAGGGATGCGAGATATGCAACAATCCCTTCTTGATAAAATTGAAAGCGATGAACAGAAACGAGAACAGCTTAAGCGTGATTTGGAAGAATCGGAGGGCAATCCTAGAAGGGATAAAGAATAGAGTCTTCGTGAGCGAAGCTATTGAGGCTATAGCTGAGAACAGGTTATCTATCTGTAAAGGGTGCGACTTGTTTGATCGTGTTGGAGACTCCTGCGTAATGACGGGAACTCAGCCTTGTTGTGGAGAGTGTGGATGCTCTTTAGCTTTGAAGACTAGAAGTTTATCTTCTGGGTGCGGTGAAGGTCATTGGGCACCTGTGTTAACTGACGAAGAGGACGTTAACCACGAAGAACTAAACCCCGAACAAGATGATTAAATTTCAAGAAGAAGGGCATAGCTACACGAACATTGATGAGTCGTCTGACTTTCAATGGGTAAGTGTTACTACCCTGCTAGGTAACTTCAAAGAGAAGTTTGATGCTGTGGCAGTATCAGAAAGATGTTCAGCTAAGAGTAAAGACCCGAAGTATAGAGGTGTTGACCCAAAGCTTATTAGAGAGATGTGGACGAATGAAGCTAAGAGAGCTACCGACCTTGGTAGTTTCTACCACAACCAAAGAGAGGCTGATATGCTGCAGTTTAAAACCATCACTAGAGATGGAATAGAGTTGCCAATTATCAGTCCTGTAATGGATGGTAAGATAAAGCTTGCTCCATCTCAAAAGATAGATAACGGTCTATATCCAGAGCATTTCGTATATTTAAAGTCTGCAAGTGTTTGTGGACAAGCTGATCGTGTTGAAGTCGTTGACCATAGACTAGATGTTTATGACTACAAAACCAACAAGGAAATCAAGACGAGAGGTTATGAGTTTTGGGACGGAACTCGAAAGATGATGTTAGGACCTTTGAAGCATTTGGAAGATTGTGAGATTAACCATTACGCTTTACAACTCAGTACTTATATGTACATTATGCTTAAGCACAATTACAACCTAGTGCCGGGAAAAATTCAGATACATCATATAGAGTTCAAGAATGAAGGGATGGACAAGAATGGATATCCAATCACGATGGTAGATGCTAGGGGAGAACCTGTACTGAAAGGTATCAATAGGATTGACCTTCCTTACATGAAGAAAGAAGTAATAGCCATGTTGAAGTGGTTAAAGGTGAACAAGCAAATGGTATTACATGGAGCTTAGATTATTTGAACTAGACGGAAGGGTTGTAAAGCCTACTGAGCATTGCTATATGATTAGTTGGCTCAGTTGTATAATAGAGGAGTTTCCAGACGACCACCTCAAAGTATTAGCTTATGTTTACTACATGAGTAATACAGGGCCAGACAATCCCTACACAAATATTGTTGAAGAAGACAGAGAGCAAAAGATAATGCAAGCATTAGAGCCAGAGTTCGATACAGAGGAACCTATGATTCTCCGAGCTATTGAGAAATGCACTGAGCTATACATGACACCAACAATGAGATCGTATGATGCAATTAAGACGATGCTCGACAACCTTAACACTTATTTAAAAACAACACCCGTTACCGATGGTAGGGACGGAAACATTGGGCCTTTACTTCGTGTAGCGAAGGAGTTCAAGTCCGTGAGAGAATCCTTCAAGGGTGTGCAGGACGATGTGGTTGAGGAAAGTAAAATCAAAGCAAGAGGTAAGTCCAAATTGCCATACGACATGCAATAATGATACAGTACAGAGAAAAGAAACTAGGAGAGATATATCAGAACATTCCTGTTTGGGAAGATGGAGAATGGACTATGGTTTCTTTCGATTCGAGAGAAGAGTTCGCTCGTGTGCTTGAAGAAGAATATTTCAGAGAACCTGGGGAATATGCGTTTGATGAAACTGTAAAGGAGTTTAACGCTCAAGCTGTAAAGTTTAATGAAGAGGGTTACTATTGCGATTTCCTTGAAGGTACTATGGACTTTGAAGACTATTGGCAATTCGAAAAGCTAAAGTCGAGGAAAGGAGTATTCTTTAAGAGTGGTGACAATTCGTGGTATCTTACTCGTGACTATTACTTCTGGATAAACTTCCTTCCAATTATCGATAAGGTCAAGAAGAAGATCGACTTCGCTGACATATGGGACACTCAAATGTGGATGTCCACTTATGAATTTATAGCCGAGCTTAAATATAAGCATGCTGTAGTATTGAAGAAACGTCAGTTTGGCTCATCATTATATCACGTAGCCAAGCTAATGAACTATCTATGGTTCGAGTCAGCTCCTGTATTAAAAATGGGAGCATCTCTTGAAACATACTTAACGGGTGTAAACGGTTCTTGGAAATTCGCTCAGATGTACAGAACGTTCTTGAATAAAGAAACTGCATGGACAAGAGAAATGAATCCGGGTACCGTTGGAGAGTGGGTTCAGAAACAAGAGGTATCAGAAGGAGGTCGAAAGTATGACGTTGGTCTTATGGGGACAATGCAGTCTATATCTTTCCAACAATCAGATACTGCAGGTGTAGGTGGTCTTACATCGTTGTTCTTCTATGAGGAGGCAGGAATTGCACCAAGCATGGATAAGACAGTCGAGTTCCTACTACCAGCGATGGAAGCAGGGGATATAACGACAGGTACTTTTATTGCTGCAGGTTCAGTTGGTGACCTAGACCAATGTAAGCCTTTGAGGAAATACATCTACAAA